TCGCCAGCCGTAACTTGTGCGCCCATTACTCGCTCAAAGGGAGTTGTAAAAGTTATTGTGTAAATACCGACACCAACATCTGTAATGACTCCCTCGGGAGATCCAACAGTTAGACTGGGAGTTCCAGCAGTATCCAAAATTTTAAATGCTTTTAAAACGCATCCTCTTTGCTCCATTTTTAATTCTCTCAAAAGACCTGACATAAATACCTCACTGAGGGGCGACGTGGCCCCCCATGAAAAGAAGTTTAAACTAGAAAAATATCTTAATTATACTGCAAGATTGTAGATATAACCGTGAAAAGGAGGTGGCATATAAAATTCAAAATAACCACCGTATCTTGCGCCGTATGAATCGCCAGTAGTTCTCAAGAACACAGTCCCGTCGTCGTCCATCCATCCTTGGCCTGGCCGATGATAAATTTCCATCATCGAGTCATTTAAGAATACAATTTTGTCTTCATCAACAAAACGCTCAACAAAAATAGGGATAGCTCCGGCACTTGACATATACTCGATACCTTTGAAGGAGATCTTTCCTTGAAGCTCTGCACTTCTGGGTTCAATAGTATATTCCTTAGCATCTTCTAGGAAATTTAAAATCTTACGATACTGAGTAAAAGAAGCTACGATAAGATTTGGAACTTTTCCGCTTGATCTTTGAATAGCTAAAACAGCCTCATTAAGCTTATCGGGAGTAATGCCAGATCCGCCAGCATCTTTTTGATGTCCAGCTTTCCATCTTCGAGCGACTGGAATACCGTAAAGGGAACCAGTTGTTGCAGCAAGTACTGTCATGATACCAGTGATGTCATTATTTTCAGAACCTTGCATAAACATAACGTCAGTTGCAACGGGAACTTGCGAGCCTGTGATTCTTTGCACAGTTACAGCTCTTGTAGCTGGAACAACAGCTTGAACTTCAAAAAGATCAGTGTTTGCAGTTTCGATATTGATATAATCGCCTTCTTCAAAATTTGCTTCTTTCCACGTAGCAGAAGAAACGATCAAAGTATAATTACCGCCACCATTGTCAGTAACTCCACCAGCATTAATAGTCCCGACAGAACCATTCACAAGAGAGTTAAATAACATCCGAGACATATTACGCATGTAAGATTCGACAGTTTTTTCAACGCTGTGTTTTGTCCCACGAACGAAAGAACCTTCGTCTATCATCGCTGCTTTGATAGCTTCGCGATCAATTTCACATACACCATAAACTTTTTTTGCAGTAATGATTGCATCTGCATATGCTGCTGGATTAGCAATTGGAATTGAACCGGAACCAACGCCCCCTTGAAATGACATTGGAACAGCCACTTCTTTACGTTTTCCGACGAAATCATATGATTTTTTTACTCGTCCAAGAACTACATTTGAAGAATTATAAACGTTATCTGAAAGTTTGCCGTAAGTTGTTTTAAATAACTCACTTGCACTTGTTAATGAAAAGCTAGCCATGGGCCACCCCTTTTAAGTTTTAAAATTATTTTTGTTAATTTGAGAACTTAAAAGGTTTTTATGTAGTTTAATTTTTTACCTAAACAAAAGATCTAACTCATCAAAACTTGTTAAGCTCTGTCCTGCGTTAATACTTCGTTTAGGCTCCACTAGATCGGGCTTACCCTTAGAAAGTTTTTCAGTAATTTTTTGAGACGGCTTTACTTTGCCGTAGTATTCCTTAGCTATATTTCTAATGTCTTCGATTCCTAATTTAGGGTAATCATACATCACTTCGAGTATTGATTCTAAGGCTTCCTTATTGGAACCTAAGTCTTTATTTATACCGCTTAAAATTTCCGTAGCGGATGCGACCTTCTTCTGATCGGAGATGTAGTCGGCAACAAGCTCTGGTGTAACTTCGTGCTGTAATTTTCCAGACTGAGAGAGTTTTTCTAACTCAAAATAAGATTTTGCAAAATCTTCTCTTGAGACTCCTAGCTTAGTCTGAATTTCATTTACTTTTAAATCAAGCTCTTTTGTTTGTTTTTCTTGCATTTGTTTAGTCTGAAATTTTTCATGCTGCCCTTTTAGTTGAGCATTTTCTTGCTGATATCTATATAGTTGTTTGTCTTGTTCTGACATTTGATTCCACTGGCCAGCTTGTTCAGCTACCGCTTCCAACAAGTTCATTTTTAACTGAACCGGATCATATCCTGATCGTTCAGCAGCAAGTAAAAGCCCTTGAACAGGATCTTCTTTAAAAGCTGAGAACACATCTGTGATAAATGAATCAACTTCTTTTTTGTCATTGTCGAATTTATAACGATCTTGAGAATATTGTTTAAATCGCTCATCGACAGCTTTTGATCCTGAAAAATTCCTGACCAGTTCTTCCATCGGAATTTCTTCTATTCTTCCGTCAATCTTTACGGGAACCATAGTGTCGTGTCTTAAATTAATTTCCTGATCACCGTTCTTTAATCTGAGAGTTTTTATTTGCGGCAGCACATCATTGTTAGGCTCAGTCTGTTTTGGAATCTCTTCTTTTTTAATATCAGATTTTTCAAGTTTCGACTGAGCTTTTTTTTCAGGATCTTGTAAGCTTATTTTACTTTCTTCGTTGCTACTTTTTTCGTTGCTACTTTTTTCGTTGCTACTTTTTTCTTTGCCATTTTTAATTCCTTCCCCTTTAAGATCATTCTCTCTTTGTTTAAAGTTAGTCACATTTTCTAAATCATCAAATGAGGTAAATGATTCGCCTCCACTTTTAACGATCGGCTCTTGTATAGTAGAAGTTACTTCCGGCTGACCGGCTATATTATCACTCACATTGCATCTCACTTCCTTGAGGTTTGCTGTTTATGTTTTTGGATAAATTTTAAAATTACATAGGAGGTAAAACAGGATTTTCCTGCGCTATCTGCTCTTGTTCTTGACCATAACTTTGAGCCATTGATTGCATCATATTTGCATCACCAATTGGAGCAGCTTGTGGAGGAGTCAAAGGTTGCCCATCCATAGGCATAGCGCCGCCTAGTCCTTCAATTGGCAAAGGTTGCGAAAATGATTCAGGATAAAAAAGCAATGGGAAGTTTGTTAAGGAAGCAAGGGAAGCTTGAAAAGCTGGGATCTTTAGAGCTCTATCAAACATTATCATTTCCCTCGCTCTCAAATGATCCTTAATCTTAGTGTTAATTTCAGGCTTTAAAATCTTAAAACTATGCTCTTGAATCTTAGCACTAAACACTTTCCAGTGTTGCACATGATCCTCATATTCTTCTGGATCCGGAGTAGGTTGACCATCTATTAATGACTCAAAATTTTCTTCCGCACATCTTACAGAAGCAGTCGCTTGATCGTAAAATCTTTGAACCTTTCCAAGTTCTAGCATATCCACAACTTGTTCTTTTGAAAACATGCCGGGAAATTGCATATTTAAATCTATAATTTGTTGAGTCCTAGCTGCTATAGATTTAGGCAAAGCACTTACATTTTGAATTTTTACGGCCAAGGGCTTTGTAAGATGCTCAGGATCTAAATATTTCCCCAAGCTCTTGTTCTCACTTCCGAGCAAAGAGATCATTCGCTTGTCATCTTTTTCATAATACTGAGCCATCACTGAAATTGATTTTTCAGCTATTTTTTTAATAAAATTTGTAACATTTGATATGAAAGCATTTTGTCGTTCGTGCTCTTGTTCTGCCAAAAATTGAAGAGCAACACCGGCTTCAATTCCGGGAGGAGGAGTGCCTCTTGATACAGAGTGAACTCCCATAATTTGACCCATCTCTTCTATCAAGATCTTGCGAAGATTATAAGTCTCAGACCCAGTAGGATTTGCTTGAGATAAAGCCGGAGGTTGGACCCCCCTGTATTGAACAATTGTAAGATCGTTACCAAGAGTATCTAAATTTACAGATCCAAAGGGCACGAACCATTTTGGATGTGCGGCCATGTATTGATTACGCATTATCATGCTAGTTAAATTATTAATGTGAGCTTGAAGATGCTTCCCGTTGTTAAAAGATCCTTTGCCGTGAAGTTCTTCTGGAATTTCAATCTCTATCAACCTTTCACATGGGAACTCTCCGTGCTCATATGGTAGGTCTCTATTTTCCAAGATAGTCTTAGCTGTGTACTTTATAAATCGACCTTCTGGAACTTCACGAGTTGCTTTATGATAAAAGTAATATACATAGGTTTGATTATAAGCTTGAGACTCTTCTCCCTTGGCATAATCCCACATCTTTGAATTTTCATCGAGTTGAATTTTATCAGACTTGCCTTTATATCTTTTCTTTAATACTGCAATATCTTCCGGCTCTTCCCGAATCATAAAATTAGCTTTATCAATATCGTTTTTGTCTTCGAGCATAATTTTTTGAGAGCCTACGACTTCAAGCTCAACGTCTCCGATATTTACAGGCCCATGCTCTTTTTTAGAAAAGTTTTTCTTCTTTCCAAACTGATCTTTGATAGAGTTTCCTTGAAAATCGATTAAATCAATTTCGTCTTCTTCCATTGATTTTGATTCTTCAAGCTCTGGACCTTTATCTGGGTTCCAAGTTATAAACATCCACGATTCATCAGTGATAATAGCTCGGCGAATACAACCTTGAATCTTTGCGTCAAAATTTTCTTGATCAGACAGATTATCAAAGACAACTTTTGCAATTTTAGCTGAGTAAATATCATCCATATCGTCATTTTGTGGAACGATTGCTATATTTGGTTTAAATTTTACGGCAGAGCTGACTTTTTGTTCGCATATGTCATAAATATGGTTCACGACAACTTTTTGCTTATACTTTGACGAAGATTCTTCCTTATCTCTGCTTGAACTTCTCGAGTCCTGAGTCTGATACTGAATCCCTTTGTAAAGAGCAATGTGTCTCTTAATTTCTTCGATTCTTTCTCTATTCTTACCTTTTAAATATTCAGTTTCATTAATCAGCCACTTATGAAGATCTTCTTCATTGTTGAAACCAACTTCCCAAATTGCTTGTTTGTTTTTTGTAGAGCCAAGGCCGTTATCAGAAAGTTGATCAAAAGAAGTTATCATTTTCGTCCTTAATTAAAGAATATTTTAGAGGATATTATCGAGATCATCATTCATGAAATCCCGTTGAGTCTTACTTGTAGTTTGCACTTTTCCGAAATCATCGACAGGAACCATCTGAATATTATGCGTAGATTTCTGCATTGCTTTAAGCTCGATAAAATAATAAATGCCGAATAAAATGGCAATAATTGAAATTATCAGAGCTACAATTGAGATTACGAGTGATAAAACTATCATTAAGACATCTTCTTCATGCGCTTCATTGCTTTTACCATCTCTTCTTCGTTATCGCAGCATGGCTCCCCTTGGCTCGAATTTCCAAGAACTTGATCACCATGATTATTGCGATCAAATTGACCTTGATCCATATATTTTTCGAGAAAATTCCTGCTAAATTCAATCACAGGCTTTAGTTTTTTATCTTCAAAATCAATCATTTTAAACCTCCGAGATCTGCACTGTCAGATCCTTTATTAAATCGACCTAGCTCTTTTCCGATAAATTCAGCCATCTTTTTCTTAGCAATAGAATCAAGTTTTGAAGCTGCTGAAAGTCCGACTTGAATGTCAGACTCTTTATCACTGACAGTCTCAACTTCTTGCTCTTTGTAAGGCGTACCGGTAACTTTAAAAGCTGCATATTCCTTTAGATCCATAAAAACCTCCAAATGTCCACCCTCACAATTGAAAAATATTTGTTGTTCGTGAGGGTTGACTTTTATGATAACAAAATTTTTCATGATTTCAATAGGGAATATCCTCTCGAAAACCATCGTTTCGGCTCATCTCTTCTAAATCTTTTTCGATGGTCTTAAACCGTGGAGCTAGATCAGGATCTACAATATCGTTAAATCTTGGCTTCGGCATATTCACGTAAAAGTTTGACATAACTTGCCCATAAATTATGCAATCTGTTGTATGATCTGGACCTGAGAGCTTGCCTTTTACTCTCTTTCGATTTTTAAGCTCCCATACTGTCTTTACACATCTATCTGATATTTCAATAGCATTGGACAAGAACATATCTTTGATCGCGCCAATGCCTTGCTCGTTCTTTATTGTAGCCTTTGAAATTGCCCCGTAATAAATTTCTTCAATGGGATATTCGTCTTCAAAATTATTCAAAAGCTCGACTTCGAACCATGAGGCCGCCGCATCTCTTCCACAATGCCACGTCGCCATAGGAGCAAGATCATCCTTCTTCTGAATCAGTCGTTTTCCGATGTTACGAGTCGCCGTTTGAATCGGATCGGTCTCGTAGATTTCGTCCAAAATATACATTTTTTTATAATGACGATCGATTGCAAAGAAGATTGCAGCACATACGCTCATGGTTCCAGGATCTACAATGTTATAAAATTCTAGAGACTTCATTCTAGACTTTAGTCGAGTCATTAGTACATCATGCTTAATTATGAACGAATCATTTACCATCGGGAAAACTCCTGATACTTTTGATTTTGAGTACAAGGCTAAATACTCTCGATTCCATATATCTTCCTCTCCCCTATCGATTAATCTTTGCTTCTCTTTGTCGAGCCAATCTTTAGAAATAAAATTATTCGAGTAAGAGTTTGCGTGTATAAAAAACTTATCGGGATCAATTCGATGCTCGATTTCAGTTAAAATAAAAGGATGCACATCTTCTAGCCTTACGTTGAATTTACGCTCGACATCTGAAAATGATTTTATCTCAAAAAGGGAGTCCTCTTCTATTTCTTCCGTTTCGGGGGGCGTTCCAATAAATATCTCAGGGGCATTGTAAACAGCCATATTCGGACGCATAACCATTCTAAATTGTGGTCTATGATCTTTATATTCCTCGTAAATTAAGATCCCTGGACGGGTTCCTCGATGCGACTCGTAGTTATCCGAGCCGTCTATAATTATGCGTGAGCCATTTTTAAGATAGACGCACATTTCAGTCGAATTTATTTTTTCAATCCAATTCTTGGGTAAAAGCTCAAAAAGTCTTGGATCTTGCCATATTAACTTTCGAGCGTGTTTTAGTTCAGGAGCGACATAAAAGCAGCCTTGCCCCGGATTTTGATAAGCCCATCGAGATAATATATAAATAGCAGTCTCAGTTTTGCCCCATTTTCTACCGCATCGCACAAAAATGCTTTTGCAGTTATCATTAAACAAGGCTCGACCTACCTCAATTTGTCCTCTGTGAGGCATCCAATTTGAATGAAGATCCTTAATCATTTGAGTATAAATGCGCTGTTTATTAGTTACGTCATCCAATGAATGGATCGTCTTTTATAGCTTTTAAAACGTCTTCTTTTGTTATCTTTTCCCAGTCCATTTTTATAGTAGTTTCAGATTTCTTCTCAATTCTATCTGTAAAAAGAGCCAAGTGACGGCCTAAAAGTTCTAAGCTTTTTGTCTTATCCCAAAATTTGATTTTCTTAGTTTGACCGATAATTTGCTTATCCTCGCCATATCCTTCAAACAATTCGTCAATCTCAATCGAAGAAATTGACGCCGCTAGCTCATCGGGTAACTCATGGATTTCTTTAAGAGTATTGCTCTTTGTAAATGCTTGTCTAATGTCAAGTTTAGCTATCTTTAGTAGCTCTAAAAGGACAGTGTCCGCATTTATTTCCGTCCGCTTATTACGCTCTTCGAGTAAAAGTCTTATTCTTAGACACACCTTGTCAATGCTTAACATTCTTGAAGCTGCTGCCGAAGCACTTGACTCAGCATATCCGGCTCGCATAGCGGCTTGAGTTCCATTTAAGTCTACAATGTATTCCCTACAAAAAGCTTCTTTTTGAGGTGTAAATTCAAAAAAGTCGTCGTTTGCTTCAACAAGTTTTTTGACTCTACTTTTTAGTTTTAGATTTTTTGTCTGATTTTGGTTCTTCTTTTGCAATTAAAACCTCTTCTTCTTTTTTTAAAACATCTTCTTTTACTTTGTCGATGGATTCTTTAACTAATCTTTTAAATTTTAATTCGTTGTACTCATTTAACTCAACTTCGAGTTCATCGATTGATTTAGTTTCATAAATACTTAACAATTCATTAAATTTTTTTTGGCGAATTAATTCGATTATAACTTGCGCGACATCGTCTTGCTCAATTTTATATTTCTCAGCTAATTTTTTAATCATGATTTAGTTGATATTATTATGTTAAAATTGTCAAAGATAGTAAATAATTATTTTATATGGAGTAAAAAATGGAAAAGAAAGATTCACAAATGTCAGACGGTTTTATCAAGAGCATTGTTTTATTAGTAATTTGTTTTTTTGCGTACAATGTTTTAACAGCTTGCACACATAAGCCAGTTGTTGAACCAGTGAAAGTTGTTGAACCAATCGCACCTATAAAGGCCGAAGAGCCAGTTAAGAGCGTAGCAATCCCATTGAGGTGGGAGAAGGATCACCCTGAGCGCATACCTTGGACAATAGCTTTGTTTAAAAACATTGATGAGAATTTTGATAGTTTAAACAAAGCAAAAGATCTTCCAAAGTTTTGCACTAAATATACAAGTCTTTCAGTTGATAAAAAGAAGCTTCTTTTGGCGACCATTTTTGTAGAATTAGCATACTACGAGTCAGGCTTTAACCCTAAGTCAAATTCTGTAGATGTAGGATCAAAATCTAATAAGAGAACTTGGAGTTGTGGATTATATCAATTGTCATCGGTGGACTCAGACAATTGGAAGTTTCCTTTCACCTACTCTTATGAAGAATTGCTGACTCCGATTAAAAATATTCACATGGCAGTTTATTTAATGGGAAAGATCATTGAAAAAAGAGGAGTGATTTCCTTAAAGAGTGTGAAGGAAGGTCTTTACTGGGCCGTTTTATCAAACGATCCAAATTATAAATACACCAAACTATCTAAAATTCAGGCTAAAACTCAAAGTTTAGAATTTTGTAACTGAAATCTAATTAAATTAAGGAGAAAATTATGGCATTAAAAACACTTATTGGTGTGAGTGAAATAGGCGGCTTTAAAATTGTTGATATGAATAAAATTAAGGAAGAGAAACCTGAAATGTTTCGCCCAGACGGGTCCATGATTTATCATCTATTCGATGAACAAATTAGACCATTTAATTTTATTTATTTAAGACACGACGTTAATTCAATCTCGTTTAATATTCAAAACGGCCCGATTAAAGAGGTAGGCGTTAATGGATGTCAAGTTTTGACGTTGATTCAAACTGCTAAGTTAATAATTGAAAAGTTAAATGATAGATTTCCATGTGATGAGAATGCAAATACTATTGGTTATTTGAATTTAGCAATTTCTGAGCAAGAAAATAGAACTAAGAATCGTGAAAAAAGAGCAGTAGAAGGCTTAAGTAAAGCTTAAATAAGCGCGAGCCCTTAAAGTCTTCGCTTCTCTAAGGGCCCATAGAACATAATCATGAGTACAACAACCTAGTATCATTTTCTTCTATTTTCTTATTATTTTCAATTTATTTTAAATATTATTATTTTATCTCTTGACTTGTGTACACATTGTGCATACATTTATATATAACAACAACTTAACAAGTGAGCTTAAAATGAGTAAATTAAAAGTAGTTTATAAAATTAGACAAGGACTTTTTAGCAACGGTAATGATATATTTATAAATATTCCTGAAAATTATATAGCTAAAGAGTTAAACCAAGCACCTTTAGGTCACTCTGCTAGATATCACAACTCAAGATTGCCTAAAAGCTCAACTTCTAAAATTAGCTGCGATATGATTTTAACTTATACGCAAGGTAGTATTTTGCATAAATAAAAAATAAATTGACTATAATGTGATAACATTGTAGTCTCTTTTTGAGAGGAGAATTATGCACTTAAAAATTAAAGACAGTTTTATTAGAATAAGAATCTCATTGGAAGACAAAGTGATTTTACAACAAATTGCTTTTGAAAATGAAATTACACTTAGCACTTTGCTAAATTCTGAAATTAAAAAGTTACTAAAAAAAGAGAGATCGAGAGTAATTTAAAATGAGCAACAATCTTCCGTCAATATTTCCAGAAGTAAATGAATATAAAATGATCAAAGACATGGCCTCAATAGCCATTGCATCCGGCCTTCTCCCTATGGGTATAAATACTCCTGAAAAAGCTATTATAATAATGCTAAAATGTAGAGAGATTGGTATCCCTCCAATGCAAGCTTTCGCTCATATTTCTGTAATTAATGGAAAGCCATGTATGGGATCTGAGTTAATGCTTTCGTTGATTTATAAGCACTCTCCTAAAGCAATTGTAGATATAATAAAATCTGACGAATTAGGTTGTATAATAGAAGCTCAAAGGCCATTCGGAAAAAGAACAACTTTTAAATTTGAAAAGGATGATGCTGAAAGAGCTAATCTTCTAGGCAAAGGTCCATGGAAAAATTATCCAACGGCAATGTATAAAGCTAGATGCATCTCTGCAATGGCAAGAGCACTGTTTCCCGATGCGATTAATGGAATAAGCTATACACCTGAAGAGTTAGGCGCTGAGGTCTCTCTTGATGATAATGGTGAGGAAGTAGTAAAAGATGTGACTCCTCAAAAAGAAGAACCTAAGAAAGAAGCCATCAAATTTACTCCACCTGTAGAAAAAAAATATGGATTTGATAAAAATGGAATATTTACCGCACCAGAATCAGGTGTTTACAGGATTGAAAATCAGGACATTACTTTACTAAAAGGTGAATCGCCAAAGCTTCCAAATCACATTCCTGCAACTAAAGAGCAATATGAGTTAATTACTAG